GCTATCATTAATTATTAAAACATCACAAACATGAAAAAGAATTTTAACAATCAGAACTTTGAATGGCTATTCCAGGACATTACCTCCTCAATGCCAAAGATTATTTTTACAGGTATAATATTAACATACCTTATTACCGCAGCTCTTAATGTGTACTTTCTTCCACTTCCTCTGCTGCTATCCATTCCTGCGTCTCTAATGCTCCAGTTTGGCAGATTTGCCGTTGTCTTTATTGATTTCCTTAACCCATCCGACAAGCGCAGTAAATATCCTCCGCGTGTTGCTGCCATTGCTACGGTGATAGCATTGTTAGAATTGTGGTTTAGTATTCAAGGGCAAACAACTGGCGCAGAGTTTTGGGCTATGTTTTTCTTCATTGGTGCTATTATTTGCTTTGGCTATGTTCTTGAAATACAGTTTATTGAAAAAGGCATAGAGGCATACGGCATAGGTGTTAAAGAGCCAAAGACAAGGAGGAGAAGGTTAGTTAAAGAAACGACTACAACAAACATTACCAGCACACAGCCGATCAAGTTTACTATGGCCGTTTGCTTTATGTTAACAGTTGCTTATTTACCAGCACAGAATAATCATTTTTTTGCATACAATACCATGAGCCTTGAAAAGATAGATAAAGGCTTGTTGGAAAGACGCTATTACAGTGAGGCAGATGAAAGCTATACAGTTGATACGATTACCTATGATATGTTATCTGACATTAATTTGTGGGATGGCTACAGTAGGACAACCTATGATAATACTATGTTTATGACTTACGGCACACAGAACTTTGAATACTATCCAGTAGCAGGTTTATGGAAGTATAAAAATAAATACTATGACTATATTGAATTGCTAAAATTTGTAAGCAAATATTTTAAACGTAACTTTTTAAATAAAAAAATAACTTATGGCAAAATTCGTAGGCATTGACCCATCTATGAGGCTTAACGGATTTGCCGTGTGTATTATTGATGACGATAAAGTTTATTTTGGAAAGTACAAGAAACTTGCTGACTGGGCAAGGGATGCACTGACTTGGTCAACGGATATAAAAGTAGTTGTAGAAGATTCATCTTTACAGAATATTACCTTTAGAAAATATGTTGATGGTAAGGCACGAACGAAGATTAGTCGAAATGTAGGCATGAACCAAGGTGCCAGTAGATTTACCATTGATTGGTTGGAGTTGTATGGACATACAGTAAAAGGAATATCACCACAGGACAAAGGTAGCAAATGGACGTTGGATTATGCCATGTCCGTAATTAAAGGAATGAAGCTTGAAGTGACTGGAAACAAAAAATTATCACAAGATGAAATTGACGCTTTCCAATTAGCGTTAATATCAAAAGCATATTTCAAATGATACAGGAAAAAGTTATCAGAAAACGTCTTAACAATCTTGAACAAATATACATAGCCGAATCAATGAAGGATCGGAGAAAACAAGATAAATGGTTTATGGGCATTATTGAACAACGCATGAAACAAGAGAAAACTAAACTATCACTTTTAAAAATAGGTACACATGGCTGCTAAAAACTATGGACTGGATAAGAAGCAAATAGCACTTTGTGAGGCTATGATAGCAAAGTATCCAAAAGGCATTAAAACAAATAATGTTGTAAGCTCCGCATCAACACTTGTATCTTTTTACAATTCCAAAGATGAAAGAAACAAACAATTTTACCAGTATATGAATCCGGAAAGAATGGTATCTTTGTTATGGCAAGTAGTTAAAATAAACAACGAGAAAGAAGATGTAAAAGAATCAGCCGTTAGATTATTAAATAAGTTACTGCAGGATATAGTTGTTAATTAGTGTTTGTTGATGTTTAAGGTGTTTAAGAGGCGCAAGAGAGATACTTGCGCCTTTTTTATTCCCACACTACACCTTGCTGCACAGCGTAGTCTAAGATGCCCTTTGCGTGCGCTTTAGCAATACTCTGCTGCCAAGACAAATCAATCATTAAACCAGCATCAGAATAATTGGTAAAGAATCCATTCTCCGACAACACCGCAGGCATGGATACACCGGTAAGCATAGTAAACCTTGCCTCCCTATCCAAATCACCATCTAAATAATCAGCTCTATGCACCCAGCCTGGTGTACTACTCTTTACCTGCTCCCCGATACAAGTTGCAAGCAGATCCGCTTTCGTTTGTCCAGGTGATGTAAATATTTCCCATCCTCTGGCAGTTGTTGCTGCGGCTGCATTGCCATGAATAGAAACAAGTACAGAGTGTTTAGCTACAGATGCGTAGGAGTTGGCAAGTTGGCAGCGTTTATTCAATGTTGTGTCATGGATAGGCTCGTATATCTTTTTAACTGAAAAGCCATAGTCAAGGAGGTACTGCTCTAAATAGTTAGCTAAAGAGCGATTAAACACTCCCTCAAAAAACCATCCATAGGAATGAAACTTGCCTGTGCGATGTTGGTAGCACTTTGAAGGATAGGTAACATATTTCTCTGGGCCCGTTCCGTTTCTCATGCCACCATGCCCGGCATCAAGGCATATTAAAAATTCATTTGCTTTCATGTTTTATATTTTTAAGGGGAGAAGAAATTAATCAACTCCCCTCGGCACTAAGGTAGCGATTCTGTCTGCGCCTATAACTTAAACCCGATGAGTGCAAAAGCCGCACTAATCAATGATAGCTTTGCAGGTAATTTCACTTCAATTTCCTTTCCTGCACACTCTCTGGATGTCTCCTTAATCTTGTCCCAAATGATTTGAGCCAGTTGAATGTATTCTCTCCATGTGAATTTTACTTTATTGCCTTCAAGATGAACATTTATCTCCGAGGCTAACTCCGCAAAGTTCATTGAGTAACAAGCCACGTCGCCCATAGGTGACTTTATTCCATCTGCATTTTTAAGGGCATCTTTTAAATTAGTTTGCATATTATGTTTTTTTAAAGTTTCTAAAATCATTGAATGGGTTATTATTTTCTCCATTGTTTTAACGTCTGAAAAATCTAAGAATAATTGTACCAATATTTGTTCCAGTTATGGACTTTATATTTTCCGAAATACTAAACAATTCCGTGGCTGCAATGATGAAGCTTACAGAATAGGTGATTTGCGATGGCAGTTGAAAAGTAATACTTGCCCCGTGAAAAATCATTATACCGCAGAAATAGGTTACCACCTTTTGCGATGTGCGATAAAGCCCTTTGCTTGTTATAGGCTCTCCCCTTTTCCTTGCCGCCATGATTCCCGTGACCGTGTCTGCAAAAACAACGAAAATTGTAAATATCAAGAAATGTTTGATGGGTAAGAAAAACGAGAATAGCACTCCGCAACAAATGGAATAGGCAATGCCATCGTAACCAAGTTTAAAAATGTTGTAGATAACTGCTTTCATTATTCAAGTTTTATTAACCTTACATCACCATCCACCGTTGCAAACTTGCCATCAGCATATTTGTACAAGTCGTATTTAACACCGTTAAATGCAAAGGAAACTTGATTAGTAAATGTAGATAAAAGTAGATTTGTTGAAATGGAATACACCTTGCCATTGTCTGGATTAAAGATTAAACGTTTGTTTACATTTAACTCAATCTTACCATCAATAATTTCACCGTTAAAGTTTAACTTCCAGTCTCCGAGAAACTTTGCCGTGTCTCTTTGAGCCGTTGTAAAATACACAGGCTTACCACTTATTTGAACGTGCAAGTCATTGTAGTAATTAATCCTTTGTACAGTTTTGCCTTTAGTAATTAAAGGTTTAGCATGAATAGCTAACGTGTTGCTTTGCCTTTCAGCATCTGTAACAAGGCTTTGAATGGCAGTTGCACTATCGCCCAATATTTGCTTTGAGCCTGTGACTGTTGAATCCGACAAAGTTGTTTGCTGAATAATGTAGTAAATGTTTCCTTGCTTTTGGATGTACACCGTGTCTTTGACAACATCTTGCGCAAAGGAAAACAAGGGTAGGAATAAAAATAGGTATCTCATTTTATTTATTTTCGAGGTTAATAATTCTTTGTTCAAGGGCTTTGATAAGTGCTTGTTGCTCTTGTATCGCTTTGGTTAAGATAGGGATGAGTTTTACGGAATCCATAAATATATCACTATTTACTCCTGTACCAACTGCTTCGGGTATAATATCGTTTACATCTTCTGCAATAAAACCAATATCATATCCTTCCCCATATTTATATTTGTCTTTATAATTAAATTTGTAAGGATTTAATAACAATAAATCTTTTAAACCGTATGGTAAATTTTGAACATCATCTTTTAATTCAATAGAGGATGTTCTTACCAATACACCATTTACATCTACTTGTACGTTTACTGGATTAGACGCATTTGCTAAATCTCTTAAACGTGCAGTTCCATTTACATCTAAATATTCTGTTGGAGCATCCGTTCTTACCCCAACAAGTCCTGCACTTGTTATTCGTACCCTTTCAACTAAACCACTTCCGTCACTTGGTTGTGTATGAAATCTTAATGAACCAGCCGCATTACCAGATGTTGCATTTTCTTTATAACTATCTATTGCTGCAAATGGTTCTGCTGCTGTTGTACTTTTAAAACCACCAAATGTAAAACCACCGCCAACACCTGTATTAAAAGCCGTATTATCAAATAATGTAATATGCCAAAAACCAGTTGCTGATTTTGCATTGGTTGCATTTACACTAAATGGAGATAGAGGCGCATTTGTGCCAACTCCTAACCTACTATTTGACCTATCCCAAAATAAACCAACAGCCGTATCAACGCTTGTTCCATCGCCATGTAAAATATAACCAGCTGGCATGGTTGTTCGATTTGTTCCCCCATTTGCCACAGGCAAAGTTCCTGTTACTCCCGTTGTCAATGGCAACCCCGTTGCACTTGTTAAAACACCGCTTGAAGGAGTGCCTAAGGCTCTGCCACTACGGTAATAATTTGTAAGCATCGAAGCCGTGTCGCTTATGTTTAACTTTGCCGCAAATCTTGATACAAGGTTTAGGCTTGTTGTATCTGAACCTAACTGTATCCACTTTTTACCACTTGCTGAAGCCTTGTAAGTGTAAAGATTTATGTTAACCGTATCAAGTACAAAGTATGCAGCCGTGTCGCTCTTTGCGGTCAATGTTGTATCAGCCGCCACACCCCGATAAATCAGCCCATCGGCACTTGTCTGTTCTCCAAGCGTTATCTTTTGATTGCCATTGCTCGGATACTGTGCCCATGCAAGGCAAGGCAAAAGGAAAAGGAAGAGGGGAAGGAGTTGTTTCATGTTTATGTTTTTTTTAGTTTGCTTGTAAAATCCTCCAGTATGTGCCATCACTAACCAATACTGCAAATTTTGCTTCTGTACTACCAGCTAAAATAGTTGTAACAGCAGGAGTAGTACCTAATGCAAATGAAATTATATTAGATGTTGCAGACCTTACAAGTGTAGTAATACTGTTTTTTACAACAATTTCTTTACCTGTATAATCTGCTGCATTTGGAAGAGTTAAAGTAACAGTTCCACTATTATGTATATCAACATATTTATCAGTTGCAGGCACTGTTATTGATGTACCTGTATATCTTGTATAATTACCTGTACTTGCAGACAATGTGCCACTTGCTAAAGATAAGCCACTACCTACTGTAACTCCAACCACCTGCCCTGTGCTACTCCTACCAATAACACTTGTAGCAGTTCCAGATACAGATGATAAAGTAACCGTACCACTAAATGTTTTATTTCCTGTTAATGTCTCATTACATGATTTACAAGCTGCGCCTAATTCATTCCTTGCGTCTGCCGCATTTGCTCCTCCTGTACCACCGTTTAAAACAGGCAAAGGAACACCGCTTAATGATACCGCTAATGTGCCGCTTGATGTTACAGGGCTGCCAGATACAGATAGAAAGGTAGGTACAGTCATTGCTACACTTGAAACATTGCCCGTTCCTGCACCAATAGCAGTTCTTGTATCGTCTGCATTTAATAAAGTAATAGTATTGTTAGAATTAACTTTTATAAATTTATCAGAAACACTATTTGTTAATGTAAAAAGTGATATACCACTTGTTGTACCTCCTAATGTTATTCTTGCATTTGCTTGAGTGGTTGCACCTGTACCACCATTTGCAATAGGTAAAGCATTACCACTATATGTCAATGCCAAAGTGCCGCTTGTTGTAACAGGTGAACCGCCTACGTTAAATATAGAAGGAGCAGTTAATCCTACACTTGTAACAGTGCCAGAGCCTCCTCCGCCTCCGCTGTATTGTGGAATGTTTAAAGTATCACCACTTAATGTAGCAGCTCCACTTGTTCCTGTTGTAGTAAGTTTTATAGTATTTTGTTTACCGT